CTCCGCAGCATTACAATACTATATGATTTATTCAGATGGACTTACGGGAAACGCTGGCGATTGGATAATAATGTTATATTCGTCCGATGTGCCAATTAGTTATATAGTATTCGAAGATTCGTCTGATTATAATTACGAGTATCCGGTTCCGCTTGTTTCATCTGTAGCAAATAGTGGAAATGTTGTCATAACAATGGCTATAATAAAATTACCAGTAACTCTTGCTACTGGTGATGTTATTAGAGCCTATTCTACTGGTTCTGGTAAATGTGCTATAGCAGCATACCGAACACAAAATATTTATTATCCAACTCAACCATTACTAGGTAATGGTGTAGGTGGTGGTACCGCATATGGTGTATATGGAGATCGTGTAGCAGGATTACTGTTTCCACACTCTGCATTATGTACAATTTCTTCTGTTGATTTTTCTATGTACAAATATGGAAATCCAACAGGAACACTATATGTAGATATCGTAAAAGGAAGTACAAATCAAAGTGTTGGAACACTTGGAACCCTGGATGTATCGACACTTGGAACAAGTTCCGCATGGAAAACCTTTAATACATCATCAGTCAAGGTTAATTTTATTGATGATAATTTACTTATAAGAATCTCTTTTTCTGGTGGAGATATCAATAATTATGTAGGAGTTAACGGTTCAAATTCATCCTATATTAATGGTTCTGTATTCGGTTACACTAAAATTGGAAATAGTCAGTTAAGTTTGGTTAGTTATCCAATCGATTATCGAAATCTATCTAGCACAATAAGAGTTAATATGGGAATTTCTCAGATAGAAACTAATGTTGGAAATTCAACTAATCCCGCTACACTTGCCTTTTTAGATGATTATGGTAATAACCTTGAAAATTACTTATTTCTTGCGACTGTTGGGGCTGAAGATAGTGGTGATGCAGGAGATCTTAAGGGCACATGGTTGACTACTGATAGTAGATATATCTATGGAAATGAACAAAAGATAGGCACTACAGGTGGTGGCGATGCAGCTAATGTAAGTATCTATACAGCTGCAAAGTTGTTTATTCCTAATACAGCTTTTTATAAAGGCGAAGTAACTGGCACAGATTCTATTGATTGGGCAATAATGCAACTTAGTCTTAAGGGAAGATCCGCCTCATATCCAATTAACAAAAAACGTAGTCATCAGTACATTAGGAGATAGCTAAGTGAATATCACTTATATAGAATAATGATAGTAGAAGAGTTATAAGGAGACTATTATGGGACGCATGTATGCAGTTACTTTTGAAAATGTAGCGGTGACAGCTGCTCAAGATTTCTTTGAGTTGTCACCAGCAGACGATAAGCCAATCAAGATACACATGATTGTGCTTAGTCAGTCTACGGAACTCGGTGATGCCGCCGAAGAACAACTGCGAATAAAAATTATCCGTGGGCACACAACTAGTGGTAGTGGTGGAACTGCTCCAACTCCTGCGCCATTAGATCCGGCAGGAGCTGCGGCGGGGTGCGCTGCAGAAGTCAATAACACAACTATTGCATCTGCTGGTACTACAGTTGATCTGCACGCCGAATGCTTCAATGTTCGAAGTGGTTGGTTATATATTCCAATACCAGAATGCATGATTAAGGCTACGCAAGCAAACACGACTATTGTTGTACGCCTTATGGCCGCGCCAGCGGATTCAATTACCATGAGTGGAACGTTGATATTTGAAGAAATGTAAACATGGGCATTTATCGCCTGCGTACTGAACCAAGACAGCGGCGTAGATTCTTCCTAAGTCTGCAAGCTGGCGCGTCTGCTAAAACAAACATACCCGCCTACTTATATGGACAAGAAGCAGTATCTACAAACGTTTTTGCGTTCATCCATGGTTCAGAACAGGCGATAACTAATAAATCGGCGTTCCTTCTCGGTGAAGAAGGCGTTTCTAGTAATACGCCATGTTATCTAAATGCCCAGGATCACGCGCTATCTAATGCTCCTGCCTATACACATGGACAGGAAGTAATATCATCTCTTGCTCATGCCTATTTATCCGGAGCGGCAGATGATAAGAATAATGTTCCCGCTTATATAGTAGGACAGGACCATGCAACGAGTTCTACAACTGCATATGCGCAGGGTGGAGAGATAACATCTACAAATGTATCAGCATTCCTTCTCGGGTCCGAAAATGCTAAAACCCAACAGGTGGCATATGTAGCTGGTACGTCAATATCTCTATCTAATTGTTATGCGTTTGTAACTGGAAGCGATAATACAACCGCAAGCATACCTGCTTTTATATATCCATTAGTAAACGATAAATCATATACTGGTGCTTACTCAAACGGTCAAGAAAATGTAAGTGCACAACAACCAGTCTATATTTCTGGGAAGACTGATATTGTTTCTTCTCTACCAGTTTTTCTAGTCGGGCAAGATACTGCTAAGTCTAATTCCGGTATATATATAGTAGGCGAATCAAGTCAATCGACTGCTATTCCATCTTACGTTATTGGTATAGCCGGAGAAGCATCTTTGCTGTCTGCATATATTTGCGGACAGGATGCATCAACAACTACACAATTTGCTTTTACTGGTGGATCAGAAACAAAGAAGTCGGCAAAGCCAGCATATCTTATTGGAAATGATAACCTAGCAGATTATATACATATATACCTAGAAGGAAACGATTATGAATCGGCAACACAGCAATGCTATATCCACGGACAAAGCAGTGACAAGGCAAATGCCTACAGTTTCGTTTACGGTCAAGTTTACGAACAAGGATCTATACTGGCTTATGTTGCAGGGAGTTCCGAATCTTTCTCTGCGACACCAGCTTGGATTGAGGGTCTGGCGGGTCAAGCAACATCTAAGATTTCTTCGTACACAAATGGGCAAGATACTGCACTAACTTCTACTACAGCCTATGCGATAGGAAAAGACTCACTACAATCTTATAGCCAAGCGTATATCCATGGAAGCATAGACACAGTAGGTAGTAGTAGCGCATTTATTACGGGATTCGACAGTGTAGAATCTTCTATCTCTGCCTATACACTTGGGAAGATTGATACTGCATCAAATGTCACATCTTATATAACAGGAAAAGATAACGCGCTATCAGCTATCTCTATATATATGGTTGGTGGCATTAATGCCGCTAATAATCTTCCTTCATATATATATGGAAATGAGAATGTAAAATCATCAGTTGGCGTCTTTACTGAGGGATATCAGCCTGGACAAACAGTTGTATCGGCATATTTGTCAGGTATTCTTCCGCAGGAGAAATCATCACTTTTAGCTTATGTAGTTGGGCAAGATGCTACTCAATCATTTATAGCCGCTTTTGTTCATGGTAGAGAGAATGCAAGTACAAATACTCAAGCCCATATATCTGGCTCTGAGACAACAGATACATACATAAATGCGTTTGTAAATGGAGATGATTATGGATACTCAAATATCCAGGGTTATTTACATGGACTGGCACTTTTATCAGATAGAGCCACCGCTTTCGTCAAAGGATCGATCCAAACTCAATCATCTACTCACCTATACGCCGCGGGAAAACAAGACGCACAAGAATATCAACAAGCGTTCATCATTGGTCAATCGACTTCCACGACCTCATTAGAAGCATATATATTTGGATGGGAAGGACAGACTTCTTCTACTCCTTGTTATATTAGCGGTAGTTCTCCTGAGAATACAACTAGCGCAAACGCCTTTGTCATAGGATCTTCCCAATCACAGTCAAATTATGCGGCATATCTATATGGGGATGCAGTTATCTCGTCGGCTATAAACGCCTACGTAAAAGGTTATTCATCTAATACGGCATCACAACAAGCCTATACAATAGGTTCGCAGCAAATAGCAAGTTCTTCTAATTGTTATCTTGCCGGGAAAGCCTCTCAGTCATCACATATAGCCTTTTACATTAGTGGTAGTAGTTCCCTAAAAGCAAATATCCAGTTATATCTTACTGCTCAAGCAGTAGAGATAACTAACACTCCTTGTTATATAAATGGAACGGCAAGCACAACTTCTAAGACTGATGCATACGTATCTGGAAATCTTATCTCGTCGTCAAGTATTCCAGCATTCCAGCTTGGATCGGGACAAGGAATATCTAGCCTATCAGCACTTGTCTTTGGAAAACTTGACTCTATATCATCTATCCCGGGATATCTCTCTGGGCAACTGAGAACCAGAGTGAATGCCAATCTTACTGGTAGAGCGCCTAATCTAATTCTAAGGGATGGCGACTTTATTCTTGAGTGGAGCGGTAATGGAGAATTTCTGCAAGAGAATACTTTATTGGGAAGCTTTAATACACTAGCACAACTAACCGGAAAGATGTAACAAAAATAACAATTATTCTTGAAGAACCGTAGAAATTAGTGTAAAATAAAAACCGTAATACAAGCCGATATCCCCCAAACGAAAAACCAAAAAGCGAAGAATAGGAAACCAGTCTATGGTTATTTTGCTTTTAGGAGGATATCGTGGCTCTGCAATCAGGACAACCCAAAATACGCTTTGGTGATACACACAATCCAAGCGATAGTGCAGGTGTCTGCTACGTTCCAAAAGTAATCTCCCTAACTAAGACCGTAACTGCGGCAGCCAATGTTGATTTCTGGACTGCTCCAGCAAATACATTTATCCAGCAAGCCTGCGTTTTTGTTGTAGAGGCTCTCGATGGAACTACGCCAGCGGCAACCCTTGGGACCGATGGCACTGCTGACGCGCTGGTTAATGCTACCGATCTTAGTGTTGAAACGGCAGGAAACTGGGCCACCAATATTGGCTCTGCTACTGCCGCGGCTGCTGCCGGATTATTTTTGCCCGCTGGAGATACCTTACGGCTTGCGATCACCGGAACCGACGTTACTGAAGGAAAACTTAGTGTTCTTTTATTTGCATACAACGTTGGCGAAATCACAGAAGATCCACACTTCAATCTCTAAGACAACGAAAGGGATACAAAAATGGATTCACCTAATGACTCAGAAGTAGCTGAGGGATTGACAACTGAGAACGTAACAACAGCCACAGTCACTACTACTCTGCCGTCTGGAACACAGCAAGAAGATTATGAGGCTCGCTATAAGGGTCTTCAGAAAGTTATGGCAAAGAAAGACCAGCAATTGGTCGATTTGCAGGCTAGGTTAGATACTCTTGCCACACAAATGGAAGAGCTTCGGCCCCAAGTTGATCAGAGTTCAAGACAAGCCCGGGAACTTGAAGAAAGTAAAGGCTCTCTTGAGAAAGAGTTGGAGAAAGCCAAAGCAGAAGCCCAAATGGCGAAACAAAGATTGGCTCAATCTACTATTATCATGAAAGAGTTTCCGCAACTGAATGAGTTAACAGAATACATCCCGCAGTCCGACGACGAAGACGTTTTTCGCGAAAGTGCCAAGGCACTAGATGCAAAAGTCAAGATGATTGTCGATGCTCAAATAAAGCGTCTTATGGCTGGTGCTACTGCTCCACAACCAAGTGGAAAGCAAAGCATCGAATCTTCTGCGGAAGCAGATCGATTATGGGATGAACTTATGCGAGTGGCAGGAGTGCCCGGCAAAGAGCGAGAGTATGCTGATCTCAACAGTAAGTGGATAAAACTGAAAGGAACATAACATGGCTACGGGTGATTTTGATCTTTATTATTCAGATAATCCGTGGGAAGCAATGGATAAAAACCAGCGGCAGGTGTACGATCCCAATCTTGTCTCTGTGTTTCGCCAGAAAAGCATCTTCTCTCCAACGATCCAGTTCGTAAAGAACCTGGGCGATCAACGTGCTACTAAGATGACTCTTTCGCAATTGCTGGACCCACACCCCGACTACACCGCCTTGGCTGTCCGCCAGATCTGGATGCCAGCCTCGCACATTGACAGTCGGTCTGTTGAAATCACGTTCAATCGCTATGGCGGCAAGGTCGCCTATACGGTTTACGATGATATTGTTACTTACTGGAAGCAGAATGGTGCAGAGGGAATTAATAGGATCATGCGTGGTGCTCTTGGGCAACACATGGTCGATGTTCTGGACATGCTTGCCAGAAACGCATACGTCAAGGGTGCCCTGGATAGTGGGTATGTATTATATCCTGGCGCGACTAATTTCAGCGATATCGCAGTTGATGATCTGTTTGACATCAATGTATCGATGGAAATCTGGCTTGGTATGGCTCTGCGTGGTGTCAATTCTGCGCTTGGCGTAAACGGTGCCGCAGATTCAATTGTCTGCTATACCACTCCTTCTGTCATCTATGATATTCAGACTGTTTCTGGATCCGAGTGGATCAGCGTGAACCAGTATCAGGGACTTGCCAACCTGCTCCGCAATGAAGTTGGTGCGTACAAGAATGTTCGCTTTGTCCAGTCCCCCAAACTGATCCTGTGGAATGCCGGAACCCTTGAGGCTCAGGCAACCGTCAGCGGCGCAATTACTGCCGGAGATGGCGCACCAGATCCGAGTGCCACAAAGGTTGATGGCGTATACCTGACTGGACAGGAAACTTCTGGAATTACCAACTACATTCAGCTTGGTGCTACTGTCGGATGGCCTGTTGATGTTGATGGCGACGGTATGGCTCACTTTGAAGCAAACGATATGGTGACGATCCATACGACAAGAACTTCAGCATATGGTGTTTCAAATGGCGTGAATCCATTTGAGGGTACCATGCACACGAGACGCATTGTTAGTGTGGATGTCGGCAATCGAAGACTCGTACTTGATCAGCCAATCATGATTGACATGAAAACTGATCTTGGCGCTGGCGTATATGGCTATGTCTCCAAAGGTCGTAATATTCACGCTTCAATCTTTGTTGGTGGTCCTAACGGGATCGTTTCTGGCGTCGCTATGCCGCCTCGTTTCCATGCTCCACCGCCCGTTGATGACTTCGATATGGTTCAGAGATTCTCGTGGGACGGATATCTTGGATATCAGACCTACGCCCCAGAACTGTTTGAAGTTGTCTTTACGGCTGGTACTACTCGGGTGAAAGGCCCTGCGGTTGTTCAGTAACAATGGCTTTTACTCTTGGTTCTCTTCGTGGGCACGTCCTGCGGCTTTTAGATGATCCAGACGGAGGAGGTTATTCAGACGACCTCCTCCTAGATGGTATCTCCGCGGCCTTCGACGCAATCCTACCGTGGATTCCAAAAACTGCCAGCATTGTACTAACAGGAGATGGTAATACAACAGTATTTGATCTCCCTGCTGATTTATACGAAATAGAGGCTGTAAGCTCAAATCTCAATGGAGATATTTGGCCTCGAACTGTTCTGGCTCCAGGGCAGAAATTGGGTTTATGGGTACAGGAAGATAATCAGTGGCTAGACTATCCGGTCAACCAAATAACATTTGCGAAACCGATACGCTCTGGAGAACTGGTAACAATCTTGTATTTATCATATTGGGATAAGCCAACAAGCATGACTGTGCTAGAAGAACCTTTGGAACCTCCAGACATGGCGCTTGTTGGCATTACCCTATATGCCGCTTCTTACTTGATCCTGCCAAGCGCAATTGGTGTATCAGAAATCAATCCGTTCAAACGCAAGGGAGATTCTGGAACACCAGAGCATAATCCAATGCAGACAACCAGCAAGTTTTTACGGGATTTATTTGTGCAGGAAATGTCACGCCATCCCAAACACCAAAAGGCTTCAAGATAATGGATGACGGGTTCCTTTTCGATAATATTCCTACTCAAGTAATGCCAATGGCGCTGTATGCCATTAGGGATTATCTGTCTACAATAATGGTATCGGAAATACCCGAGTCATATCCAACGAGGGCTGTCGTCGTAAAAGTCGGTCGCTTTATAGAAAATCCCTTGGATAAGAACGTCGCCATTGCTATTTCTGGTGGAGACGACGATGATCCAGACTATAAAGATGCTAGAGCGGACGACACTGCTGTCAAAAATTATCCAGTAACGAACCTGGCGGTTACAGAGATAGGTGGTGGGCATTATTGGTACAGGCGCGGCACTGTCCAATTCCAATTGTATTTTGTTAGGCAGCGCTTTCCCGAAGAACAAGCGATGCTATACGCTTACGATTTTTATGGACGCCTAATCAGAGCACTAGAAAACACCCCACTACCATCAGCAAAAGACGAATATGGAGAAGGAATTGTCCTGCCAGTTATAGTTGAATCTTCTACCTTCACAGAAAGTGGCGGAAAAGATAAATTCATCTGGCGTGGAAAAATATATTGGAGATTACTCACATGGCGTCCATAGGACGAGGAGGCTAAATCATGGCTGTTATTGCACAGACGGGCGTTTTTTCTTTTGGCCCACAGGTAGCTAAGGGCACAGCGGCTACCAATTATTATCAACATCGTGCTTCCGATATCGATCTCGGAACTATCTCGGATGATAGATTAGGTCCGCCAGAAGTTGGTGGTATTAATACACCAACGATCCCGTATCGCGCGGGAGTCATGGCCGCTGGTGGAGCCACTATCAATCCACGTCTCGAAAGCACTCTTGGGTGGTTATTTTATGGCGCTCTTGGCGCCGTGGCTACAACTGCCGATAAGGATGTTTTAGGGACTACTGTTACCGGAATGTATAATCATGAATTTACCTTTGCTACCGATGCAGGGTATCTCCCGTGGATGACTTTCCGGAAATGGATCCCTGGAAAAACTTCCGGGGACGAACTCGGAGAGATCTTCCGAGACTGCAAACTAACTGGACTTACGGTGGCACTTCCAAACGAGGGTCTAATCAATGCCAGAGTTGATGCACTTGGCACTGCCGAAGGAGATAATTTTGATCCTGGGGCAACTTGGACCTATGCAAACACTACAATGGAAGACTATCCATCTATCCCAATTGGTTGTACCGTTGGAGGCTACCTGAAAATCCCCGGATATTCAGCAAGCGCCCTTCCCGTAACCGCCGCGACCATAACTTTGCAGAACGCGCCATTGGATCCACGCCAGGAACGCAACTATGGATCTCCGTATCTGGATGATGTTACTATCGTCAGCCGCCAGCTTACAATCGATATGGTTGTAAAATGGCAGAATCCAGAACTGTACGAATCGATCTATACGGGAGCAACAAATGCGACTGCCTGGACTCCGAGTCCGTTTGTGGAGGATCTTGATGTTTATGCGCTAAGCCCTCAGAATGCGCCATTGCTGACTAGTCCATACGGTCTGCGTATTCGCGCCGATAAAGTTGTGTGGTCATCCCCGCAGCCCATTCGTCTGGCTGGCGGACAGGCAATTTCAATCCGCCTGACTGGAACCGCTATCGCTGGCGGAACATACTACTGCAAATTCAACATTGGTAACAAAACTACGCAGTACGTATGGCCCACCTAGAGTCTATAAGGGGTGGGGAGAAATCCCCACCCAACTCTACACAGTAGAAAATGGAGAAAACCAATGCCTGTTAAATTAGCTTCGCCAAGATATGAAACATTCGAATTAACCGAAACCGATAAGGAATATGGCACACCTGGAGACGCACCGACAACCGTAACAATCAAACAAGCACTCCGTCACGAAAGCGATATGCGAGACAGACTGTTCGCCAAAGTTGAGCGTCGATGGTCTGAAGACGATGCGGATCAGACAATCCGGGTTGTTCAGGAAATTGCGATGGTTGATGTGCATGCGAAAGAAGCATTTCTAACCATGGTCGAATGCAATCTACTTGGGCCTGATGGAGAACCACTTTTCAGAAGCCGTAAAGGGAAGAACGGTCATCCTGAATTAGATATGTCAGAATCCCAATTTATGAAAGCCTGGGGAAGTCTATTCCCAGAAATCGGACTTGAGATCATCAAAAAAGTTCATGCAGTTAATCTCCGATGGGCAGGCCCATTGGGGGAAGGCGCTTAGGGGAAAGGTTAGAAGAATTGCGCCAGGCGCTCATAGAATACTATGGCGCCATTAACGAAATGAAAACGCTGGCAGAAAGCCAGCCTCATATAGTGCAGAAGGTAACAATACCAGATAAGCCAGAAGCACTAATACTTTGGCAACAGTGTCGTGAACTTGATATGCCGCTTGTAGATGGAGGTCTTGAGGATCAGCCACATATTTGGCTGGAAGAGATTTCGATCATTCTTGAGGTTCAGCATGTCTTTGAAATTAGAGGTTAGGGTATGATTGATATTACATCAATGTCCGAGGACCGACTTCTTCTTTATCTACAGCAACTGCGAGAGCAGGGCTATATAAATGAGCGCGTCAATCAAGACTTCTCTGAGCAGAAACGACTCTACAATGATGCACTTGGAGAACTAAAGTCTCGTGGCAAGTTAGATGCTCCAGAATGGGCAGACACACTCCGGTGGAAAGAACCAGAAAAGTATGCCGCTTATGATCCGGAGAAACATCCCAATAGTCCTGTATGGGGTGTTGACTTTGAAACTGGTAGCACAATGCCGGGTAGTGGACCAAATCCAAGCCTCGACTATCCTCTTTCTGTTGCATTTGAGCAGTATAGATGGGACGAAAAGAAAAAAGATCTTGTTCCAATAGAAGGTACATCCTTCTATGGATTGATACGTCCCAAAAACATCGTTACTGGAAAAGAGTTAAGTGACGATGAGATACAGAATCTTCTCGAACAAGATATTGGTGGCAAGACACTCGGAGAGAATAAAACCGGAGCGCCACACCTAACTAATCTAAATATTGGAATGTGGAAATCTCCGGACAAATCTGGAACAAGAGTATATTCTCCAGAATATATTGGCGCGCATATTACCCAGGCTCTACTTGGGAATATGGATATTCCAGCATCAGAAAAACCACCAGTCACAATACTTGGACATAAGGCTGGTACTTTCGATATTGCTGTCCTGAATAGGCTCTTAGCTGCTGGTGGAGCAGAACCAAGATCAGCAGAAAATACACTTATTGCCGACACTCTTGAACTCGCTAAAGAAGCGGGTATTCCATATGGTAGCAGATCACTAGAAACCCTATATAAAGATTTGGGTTTGCCGTATCCCGGATTACCACATCAGGCATCGGCGGATCAGCGGGCATCAGCCAAAATCTTTGGTCCTCTTTATGCAACCAAAAAACAGCAACTGGCATCTTCCCCTCCCTTTTCTCCCCTTCCTCCGTCGCCCCCATCTCCTGGCGATCCGGGAGGTCCAAGAAATCCACCTCCGGAAAATCCTCCTGCACCATCAACTCCTCCCGGAGCAAATCCATGGGAGAAGCAGGATCAAAAGACTTTTGAAAAAACCATATCAGACCAGATCGTCAAAAGTCTCGGTCGAGAAACGAAAGTGGAAACGCGGCGGATCAAAGATGATGTCACGCGCTTTTCTATTTTGCCGAAGGATCAAAAAGAACCTCTTATTCTAGACCTTGCTCCCGGATATAACACACAGCTTGGGCATACAATCCAATTGGTATCTGACTCGGACTGGCGTGGCATTATAGGTTCAGAGGCATTTATAAAAAACCTTGAAGAAATTACGATAAAGACACCATTAGAGGCATTCGGGAAATACGTCTCAACGGCCTTCGAAGGAAGATTCGGACGAGACTGGACTCCACGAAGAAAGTTTATGATGTCTCTTGGGCTAGGAGATGTGATCAATCCCGGGTCTGAAACATCGGGTGGTATTTTGTGGACTGGTCCTG